CTAAGGACTCACCTCCGGCAAGTCCGGTAATTTCAGTGTCTTATAGTTATTACCATCCAGAGCATTCAGATTATCCATATACTCTATCCAGTGATGGAGAGAATCATTTTCCTCTTTTGTTAGTGGAATTTTAAGAATCAGTTTGATATGCAAAAGAATGATATTTTTTAAAGCACCATCAAGAAGTTCACTTCTGGCTTCCTCAAAGTCTTCTTTTGATTCGCAGAGAAGCGAACTTTCATTTTTAATAACCTCACCATTTTCATACTTCCAGCACCCGGAAATATCAATTAAGTCAGTTTTCTCATCTATGCTGATTTCTGCAACACTAAGTCCATTCGGCCAGAGCATTGATACATCTTTTGAAAAACTGCATATGACGCCATTATTGTCATAGGCAACCTTCAGCGTGCTCTCGCTGAATAATTTCTGGCATTGATACCACTCATTGCCGTTTTCATCAAAGAGAAACAAAACTCCATGTCGCTGTTTTAACGACTTGTCATTGGCCAGCACGGGTTCGCCAGACGTGAATCTTTTAAACTCCATCATCTTATTTATTATCCTGTCCTATGGTCTTCCACTCTCCGCGGCCAGTCAGATCTATCTGTATGGGCCTGAACGTCGCTTTGTAATCCTGGCTGAGCTTTTTCGTCGCATCCCATTGGGTCATGACAGAACCTTCACCACCCTCCAGGCGCCTTCCTTTTGTTGTGATTCTAGAACCCAGCCTGATGCCCCTGATATATAAACCATCTAACTCGGACCAGGTTGGTCTTGTGTTGATTGCATCTGATTGTTTTTTAAATTTCTGCTTCAGCCAGTGTGTAAGCCAGCCTCTTTTTGAATTTTTATCAGGAAAGGAGCCTTTGAAAGTCTTTTCGTCTTCGCTATTTACCCAATGCGCTCCACACACATCCCCATGTTCATCATAGAGGGCATTGCCGGCATGCAGATTGGCTGCTCTTACGTCTTTTCCAACTTTCAGTTCTTCTTTTACGGAAAGCGAACCTGAGAGTTCTCCTCCCGTCAGGGGCAGAAACGTTTTTTTAGCCTGTTCATCACTGTATCCTTCGCCCTTCTTTATGTAACGTCCATCACCCTGCCCGAGATTCATGGCATGACCTGAATTAACGGCATCTGATACCGGCAATGCGCCCCCGGGATTGCCACACATCAACCATACCTGCGCGGCGCTGTCCCACTCAACCGTTATGAGCCCCCCTGACGTTATCTCGCCGCCTTCCAGCTCTTTTTTCGCCTGGGATAACAGAGCATGCGACTCTCCGCCTATGGCAGAAAATACTGATTTCCCGGAATTTGGCTCACGGGCTTTAAACGTCAGGCGCATGCCATCGACCAGAGAGGATATCGGCGGTTGATAACTGGCAGCATACGTATTAGCTGACCCGGTATCATGTGCAAAAGTAAGGCTTCCCTGCTGCACAGACTGATAAACCCCTCCTGAGGGAAGAAAAGGAGCATCAGGCGAGCGCCTGATATTATCTGCTGTGATGCCCTTTGTCCCGTCCGTAATAGTGATTATCCAGGCACTGACACACCCCGGATCGGCTTCAGGTGTTGTCTGTTTTCCTGATACTGCGGATGCACCAGCTTTGAGCGATAAGCTGCATATTCCCTGCCGCACACAGGGCAGCGCTTCACCAGCGTTGCCCTGACCGTTGAAAGCCTTTGTAGGGTCTGCTGCATTGTAAAAAGGGAGCACGATGCCACCGGTATCTGCCTCGACGTAGGCGACCTGAATAAGATAATCGATGCTTGTGCCGGTCTGTTCTGGTGGATGAAGTTCCAGGGTAACACCACTTGTCAGGCCCTGCTTAAGGATGGTGCCGGAATGGTCCGCTGGCAGCGTAGAATAAGCAGCTTCATCAATATACTGCAGACAGTAAATCTCGCCCGCGCTGACATGAATCTGCAGTGATACAGGTGATGCTGGCGTACAGTTCAGTCCGGCCAGGCAGGTGTCAGAGCCCAGCAGCGCACTGGCAAGCTTAGCCAGCCCAATCATGGCGAACTTATTCGTATTAAGTAAATCCGTTTCCAGGGGGACAGCTCCCGGATAAACAATCTGACGGTCCATATAAAGCCTCATAAAAAAAGGCCACCCGGTTGGTGGCCTTTTCAAAACATTGAACCAGGTTGGTTATTGCACCCTGACCCACACAATCGTACCCTGCATTTTTACCGCGGTTATTGCTGCGTATATCTGAGCGTCAGTAGCCTTCCCGGATGACATCGTCATGTCGTCATTTTCCGTAGCAGAATGGCTGGATATATCAGAAGTCTCATATTGAGGGCAGTCATCAGTTGTATCGCTTTTTACTGACCGGTGGGCGATAACAAATGCCTGGTAAGGGATTGAACGGGAGCCATAGCGCCCGTCCATGCCATAGCCTGTTGTCGGAATACCATATCCTCCTGTATCAGCAGGTCGCAGCGGCTCAATAATTGTTGGCGCAAGGCCGGTCAGTTCTTTAAGTGTGATAGTAATGGCCTGACGCGTCCCTCGTTCGCAGAAAAGACTCTTGCTGATCTTCCTGCGTAACTCATTATCCGGCATTCCCTCATCACGAATAAGACGGGTCCCAAAGAAGTCCCGGGCAGCGATGTCCAGCCAGCTATCACTGGCTGTTGCAATACGCGTCTGAAGCCGTGCATATGCATAAAGTGAATAGCACCACGTCAGAGACAGGGCGCATGATGACAGCACGCAATCAAGTACAGGACTTTTATCACCAAACCAGCCTGCAGGCAGCAGCGCCTGCAGTCGTGAATGAATGTCATCAAAATCGCCTTTACTCACTTAACACACCTCTATGGTGCCAGCACGGATAACCTCTTTAGCGGTCGCAGGCAGATCGGCAGTTTCTTTGTTGAGCTTCATCGAGGTGATATTTATAACCATTGGGCTCGCCGCATAAGCCAGATTTATGAGCTTTGTGTAAGCCAGCAGCTGCCCCAGCGTGAGACTGTTTATGTATTCCTCAACAGCTCTTTTTACCAGCCCGAGGACCTCAGCATGATGTTCTGGTGATTCCGTTTTTATAGTCATCGACACATCTGCTCTGATTACAACAGGCGAGAACACACCGAAACTGACGGTAAAGCCCCGGGTGTTCTCAATAGCAATATAAGCTCTTTGGATAAATGCTTCAGAAGGCTTACCCGATCCGTCGTCAACAACAGCATAAAAATAGCCTGGCTGAGGATATCCATCGTAAGAGACATTTTCCGTTAGTGTGTATGAAACGCCATTCTGGATATGTAGAAGAGCAAATTCGATCGCTTCTTTTGTCGCTTTCGACAATGACGTAAACCATTTAGTGAAACGTTCGCGAAAGTCATCATCTGTTTCAGCATTCTTTCCACCTGTGAACGCCTGTGCATTTTTTACCGCATCAATAAACGCTACAGTACCGACTATGACTGTTACCGTGCCCGCCAGAACATTTCCGGCGGCGCCTGCACGGGTTGCCCGGACAGGAACCTCAACTGAAACATCATGGGCAGGCAGTACGTATCCTTTCTGACCGGAATCAAATGAGGTGATCCTGCTGTCGCTGATAACGGTATATATTTGCGTGCCATCCATCGTTCTGACCTTTGTACCTGCAGGTATCAGAGCCGGATGCGTCGCCGTAAACCGGCTGAAGGTCACCATGCCAGAGGCCTGAACTGCACTGAGCCGCCTGAAGCTGAAATCAGCCATCCAGCTGTCCAGGTCCTCACCGGAGCAGGTTGAAGCGCGTGTTGTCACCAGCAGTCTTACGACAAGTTGCTGAAGCCAGCTCGCCACACCTGCGTTAGATTCAGCCAGTGAGCGGAGAATACTGCCGATAGAAAAATCCACCAGCTTCACCGCCCGCGCCTGAATGGCGATAATCTGCTCGTTAACGAGTTCACTAAAGGATTTTATATTGAGTGATGACATCGGCTTACCTTGTAACGTCGAAATGAAGCATTTCCGGTGAACCAGTTTTAGAATCTGTGTAAGCGAGAGATACACTCACACCATTCTGTATGAGGAAAAGTTTCACTTCAGGCGGTGGATGGCTGGCAACAGCTTCTTCCAGCAGCATCTGTCCAGTAATGAGCGCTTTCCATTCACCGGGCTGAACAGCCTCCCCCACTTTTTGTCCCAGACCGGCACCGTACTCAGGATGAAAAATGTAGTCATCGGGATTTGTCATGAGTCGCCGCAGGATGCGCTGTTTTTCGTATTCGCTACCGGAGGCCGGGCGCAGATCGCCCGTGGAGGAAGCATCAAGGTCTCCCCCTGTAAAATGATAAAGGTCGTGCATTAATTACCCTGGCAGTGTGGCATCTAAATGTTGTTCAGGTGGCGCGGTAAAACTGCCCTGTCCTGTTTCGAGATGGGTGTGACCGTTATAAACGGTACGGATACGGTGTACCGAGCCATACCGACCGTCATTATCGATAATTTCTTTTTTAACTTTCAGACTGGCATCTATCAGCACGTCACCACCGGAAAAGTGATGTAAAGGCGCGTCATATGTGATTTTTTTTGCCGCCTTCAACAGCACTTCTCCGCTGTTCAGAAATTTCAACAGCGATCCGCTTTTGTGAACCAGCCAGAACTCACCGGAAGGTGGTCCGGGACAACGATCTTCGTCGTTGTAAAACTGCCCCGCCGCCATCCCGGTGCCCATTACGCCCGAATCAAACTCGATTTGCGCTACCGCTCCGACCATTGGTCCTGCAGCGAAACCCCAGCCATTACCCACCCATGGCGAACTGAGGGGTATCCAGCCGGTTTCCTCTCCCGTTGGCTGTAGCTGGACTTTGACGGCATAACTTTTCGGGTCATATGCAGTAACAATGCCCTGCCGTGAACCGCTTTTGTTTGCAGTGCTCTGACGCGCGGTAGCCGCCATAATATTCAGCAGCGTCTTCATTGAACGACGTCCAGAGTCGGGCTGTGGTTTCTCCCTGACAACTGCATCGTATAACCTGCTACCCAGCTCAATGTGCGCCTGACCTGGTCACAATGGTAAATCTGATCGAAAGGGCTTCTGGTCCCCTCAATACGAACAGGCATATCAGCATTGAGCAGGTTGTCACCTGCTGTAGAACCGCTGAATGTCATTTCATGCTGAACAATCTGCTGATAAACAGATCGGGCCAGCATATTTGCAGCATCTGGCGTCAAGCCATTACGAATGATGCGATAGACCTGTGTTTCAGCTATAGCCTTTCCTGGCACAACACCTTTTGCCGTTGTGGGATATGACACCATAAACTTTTTATTTTTGAGTTTTGAATTCCAGCTCATGACTTCGACTGTCACCCCCCTCGCAATAGTCAGTGCGCGCGAAAAGGACAGATCACCTGAGACATTGCACTGTGGATACGCATGCACACCAGGCGGCTGCCAGCGGATGACGTAGCTGTCCACCTCCGCGGAGGCACGTTTCGGTTCAAAATGGAGACTGTCACCCCTCACATATACAGCGAAGTTCTCAATGGTCGCCAGCGTGGTAATGAGGTCCCAGTCAGTCTGCTCACCCGTCAGATGCGCTGTATCGATCTGAAAATATTCTCCGACCCGCTGTGTCGTAGCCGTTATTACCGGCTTCAGGTTATGACGTTGCGCCAGCATGTCGGCAATCTGTGAGCTGGTGTAATTTTTAAAGCTTTCTCCGGTGGTCCTGGCATCAATCAGCCTTGCCGTGAAATCGCGCCCTGTGGCCAGAATTTCAAAACGCGCCGGTTCATAATGCCAGGTATCAATGTTGCCGGTGATATGCTTTTTCTCATCTACGCCAGCCTGTGTGGTGATCGAAACAAAAAGCTCTACCCGGATTGTCTTCTGTACTGCCCACCAGTTCAGCATCTGCATTGCGGCTGGCAGTGCGGAAACGGCCAGTGTGAGATCGAACGTATCCGCCCCCCTGAAAGCATTGCTCTCTATGCTGAATGACACAAACGGCACATCAGTGCCGTTAAGACGACAACGCCCGCTGACATGGCGGGCGCTGGATGTAATCAGTGAGCTATTGATGCCCATTATTAACCTACCGGGCTGACAGGGATATTCAGGGTCTGAATACCTTTAAGTTGTGGATCGTCAAGGTTATTGGCATCGGCAATACTGGTCCATAATGATGCGTCCCCGTACTGCTCTGCTGCAATCTGATAAAGGTTACCGCCTGCCAGCGTTACTGACCTCACACCATTAGCAGCCTGCCCTGAAGTAACATTTTTATTCAACCTGCTCAGTACATCCTGAAGGTGATACAAAGCAGGAATACGTGTTGACTGATCTGACTGCGCGAGCAGATTGTCTATGGCTGTAGAGACCGGATTGCCAGGCAGTAATCCGCCGAGTGAGGTTATTTTCAGCGCTGCATCTTCAAGCAGTGCCAGTTCATGCTGAATGATGTTGCGCGCAGCAATAACGGGCCTTACAACGGCCTGCACCTGCGCAACCGTAGCATGCGCAAAGTCCGTAACCTGGCCTACGGCCTGCTGCAGATTTTTTACTGACTGTGTTACTGCATCAACATTGATAATCTTTGCAAGTCCCAGCGCACGGCCAATGTCGCTGTCGATCAGACCACGCAGTGCACCTGTCAGCACATCTATTTTCTCTGGCGCACCCTCATTGCGGACAACGGCCACCTCTATGGAGTAAGGGCGACGCCAGACATATTCATACACCGGGTTAAAAGCCGTAATCACTACAGTGAAACGGTATTTGTCCAGCGTGAGCATCAGGGGACGTCCAGCATCACGCATGCGTTCAAGAGCACTCACGCGATCGCTTGCCCCCGAGCCCGTAATGATGCCAGACCATGTCAGGGGCTCATATTCGGTACCAAGCACATCAATGATGCGTCTGCCGCCTATTAGCTGATGCTGCACTGTATTCTGCCTTCCGCGGATAGCAATGCTTTCAGGGACTTCAAACTCCAGGAACTCAAAATCGCCCAATATCAACCGGGTAACAGTTGGGTCGAGACCTTGCGCGAACTGTGACAGTGAATTCAGAAATGACATACAGCGAGTGCCTATAACGGATAGATGGGCGGCAAGAGATGGATGAGCGTTCTGGTTAAGCTACAGACCCGGCAGGTGCCGGGCTGAACATCAGACAAAACGACACCCGGACAACGGATGCTGTTGAGATCGATGTACTGAACACGAAGTTATCTCCTCTGGGGACTTTTCTATTTCAAACAGACAGACGTTTCTGTTTACTGCCCTCAGAAAGCGCAGGTTTACGGCTTCATCCTGAGCATCATACGACACTGGCCGCAGTTGCAATGGTGTAAGTCTGGTTAAAGAGCATTGAGCAGTTTCAGGTTTGAAATCTGCGCTGAGCTTTTTTCTCATTGAGACACCTGTATTGCTCAGAGGTGAGCATAAAACCTTTGTTCAGATAACCAAATTCAGTAAACGACTGGAATGCAATTTTATAATTACATGAGTAATTAATTTGTAAATTTGAATCCAAATTTAGCTTTCACTCTGGCCGAAGGATTCGTCACCGCGTCGGCATAAATTGTTACTACGCCATCATTAATGCACTGCAAAATAAACGTATGCAATGCAGCCTGAGCACTTCCACGAATGGTTCCTGCATGAGGAGGATCTACAATATTTTGTGGGTTTGATAGAGAGAACATTACTTCAGCTTCATGTTCGATCTCATCGACTCTTCCTTGCAGGATTGCCATTGGACAACCTCGGTGAGAGACAATGATATATAAATAGGATGTAGGGTCCTGCCTTAGTAAATCTCTCATAAGATTAGCCAAATGCTCACCGGTTTCATGGAGATGTATCGAGCCCATAATCTCAGGTGGAACGCTACTGATTGAATCATCTGAATCATCGGAAGATTGTCGTTCCGGATACCATAGATCTAATAAATTCATAATCCTTTGAATCTGCGCCATATCAATATTATATAATATTTCCGTTTCAAAAGGAGCTGCACTTGTTGAATACGCATAGCCATCCCACTCTCTTGGGTGGACTGGTGGATACTGATTGAGGAATTCGTTACGTTCAAATGAAGAAATATCCATTTCATAACGGCCCAGAGCATATTCACCTAGTGCTGGAGGTGGCGCAGGTATTGGATGAACATCTTGATCTGGTTCGGGTGTGAGCAATTCGTTTAGAAAATGTGTAGAGGCGTTAAGACTGGAGACTTCTTGAAATACATTTTCAATTGCTCGGGCAAAGCTGATATTTGATTGTCGCCTTACTTCCTGTACAGCTGCTATTAGCTTTCTGGAATATTCAGGGTTGGCATTAGGAATGCCAGTATCATTACAAAAGAGTATATTTTGTATTACCCTGTTAAAAGCTCTCCCATCAAAATTAAAATTTGTGAGGAATAGATAAAGAGTAATAATTTCGATAGTTTCATAAATGCATCCTTCCTCAGGAGGTGATGTTAACTTTTTCTCAATAAACTTACTATTATTAACATCAGGGTAATGCTTATGAAAAGCATAATAAGCGTATGGGCAAACCTTTGGTATGTAATTTGATACGAGCGTAAAGCTTAAGCTGTATTTATTCGAGCTCACATTGCTCTGTAACTTCTTATTAACTTCACTTTCATCAGGAAAACTTTCTTCGATAACTTTATCGCTCATTGGCTACCTCTTAGGTTAATTTCTACATGACAGCAACCTGAGGATGTGACTTCAGCACTCTTTCCAGATTACTATCCTGTTTATAAAATGAACACGATTGAGATTGATAAAAATGATAGATTTTAATTCTAACTATTCAGCTTTTATCTCAGTTTAATGCGGATCGTTTAGCAATCGCTGACGTCCGCAGGACCAGTACGGCTTTCAGAATTCTGAAAACCCGCAGTCGGGGGTAATGAAAAAATGAGTCATCAGGGCGGTGAGAGATTTCCCGCCTGGCCAGGATAAACCATCAGCATTGAAGGATCGAAAGTACTGGTTGATGCAGGCGCCCTTGTCGCCTCTTTACTGATGCCGTTCACGACAGTGGCAATCAGTACCTGCCGTCCCTCATGTGTCATCAGAAGATTTACTGATTGCTCAGTTTTATTGGCTGTTACTGGTGGTACAGGCGGATATCTGCCAGTTTTACGATAAAACTGTTCCCGTTCACGTTGGTTATCAAAATCTGACTGAGAAGGAACCCATGGTTTGTAACTCACGCCATTAACTTCCGCATTCTGGCGGGCAAGCCTTTCACGCTCTGCCATTTCCCGGCTGTGCGATACTGTGCTTCCCGGATACATGGCTGCCAGCGTCACGGCAGAGATAAGTCCTGGCAGACCGGTAAGCGCAGCAGTGAGCCCGGTCAGACCCGTTGTGGCGCTTCGTCCAATCAGCAGGTCGATCCCCCAGCCCGCCAGCTTAAGCGGCGTCAGGAGCGCGCCTGCCGCATGTTTGATGAGCCAGAATCCGCCGCTGATGCCTGCAAGCCCGGTTACCGCCAGTGCCGCCTGGCCTGCAAATTTCGCCAGCTCAGGATGCCGGTGCGCGATATCTGCCATCTGCTGGAGAGAATGCGTCAGACTATCCAGCCCCTGCGTGAAGGTGTCCAGCAGGCCGCCATCCCTGCCCATCACCAGCTGCAGGTTCTGCCATTTCTTATGGAAGTCGATTTTCTTGCCGTTATAGGTGCTGCCAACCGCGCCATAGGCGTCATCAAGCCCGCGCGCGATGCCATAGGCGTCGATGCGGTGATGGATGGTCTCGAGCTGTTTGTCGATGAGGTTGAACATTTTGCCGCCGGTCCGACCGAATATCAGTGCGTTCTCACGCTGCTTCTGCTCATCCGTGTAATGGTTCCTGCGATATATGGGCAGGATGACGTTTTCGTAGTACTCAACCGGCGACTGACTGAAGAGTTGAGCATTAACAAGCGGGTTGCCCCGGAAACGTTTTACGCCACCCAGGCTGTTCAGCTCTATCTTGCTAGCATCCCATATGCCCATCGTCATCAGGTCATGCGCGACCTGATTCGGCAGTTTGATAATACCGTTTAACCGGTTGTAAGCGGTCATTAGCGCATCACCCGCTGAACTGCCCTTCAGCTCGCCGATTATGGGCTCAAGTTCTGCAAACAGGGCTTTATTGCTCAGACCAAACGCGGAAGTGCCCGCTTTAGCCATGAACTGACGGTACTGCGTGAAATCGACGTTGCCGCCTGAAGACTGAATGGCCCGGAAGGCAGCATCCATGAGTTCATTAAACCGCTCAGGGCTTTTCAGACCACCCGCGGTTTCGGTGAAGCGCAGCATATCCATCTGTTTCGCGGTGCTGGCTTCGCGCTGATGCTCATCCAGCCCACGGGAGGCGAAGTTGATACGCGCAAGCACAGGCGCTGCCAGTTTTGCCGCGCGCAGCTGCGCTTCCACGGACTTCCTGCCGGACTCGCTGAAGACACCCTGCGCCTCCACCAGATACTTCAGCATGTCAGTCGCTGATGAACCACGGACCCGGGTGGTTTCTGCAAAGTGCTGTGCTTCCTCTGTTGCTGCCTGACTCATGCCGAACTGCCTGAACTTCTCTGTCATGGTCTGGTATCGGGCTGCCTCGTCAACAAAGCCCTTCAGCATCCTGAAACCCAGATATCCGGTGGCCAGATTGGTCATACCGTCTGAATATGAGCCTCCACCAGATGGCCGGCCATTACCACCGCCATGGCCAGAGCCGCCACCACCCCATCCACCCGGGGGGACGCCGTTATGCCAGCCATGCCACCAGCCACCCTGTCCTGAAGGAGGAGGCAGCGCAGGTCCTCCACCATGGTTGCCGTATCCACCGCTCCCTCCTGCAGCCGCGGCTCCGGCAGCCAGAACGGGCAACGTTAAGGCCGCACCGTAACTGCCCGCCAATAGCGGAACATTTCGGGAGGCCCGGTTGATGCGCTGTGTCTGGTCAGCAATCTCGCGGATGGCACCGGCGTACTCGCGCGCACCGCGGGATGCGCCGGAAAACTCATTGTTCAGGGAGCGATTGAGTGCCCGTAACGCAGATGTCGCCTCACGGGCCGCACTCGTCAGTGCTTTAATGTTCCTGGTGATGGTGACGAACTTCTTATTCAGTTCAATCGCATCACGGCTCACCTGCAGCAGGTTGCGTGTAATCTGGTCATCCAGCGCCAGCCGCACGGCTACGCGGTAAGCCTGAACATCCATGGGATCCTCGTTTTAGGGATGTAAAAAAACCCAGCCTTGGCTGGGTTTAATTTAGGATAAGATAATCATAAAGAATAAATTATTACATTTAATTCAGCACGTTATGGCTTTATCAGATGTGCCAGCATCTAAGCAACCGTATTAAGTAGCTAAATTAACATCGCTGCCGCAGTGCTTACATTTTATGGCTTCTGGTTTAATCATCTCAGCACAATAGGGACATTTAACTAAACCTTCACTTATCTGATCCATTTCGATTAACTTATGATCTTTTCGAATGCAGAGCGAATGAATTAACGCAATTATAAAAAACAAAGCGCCATACAGCCACCAGCCAAAGAATGACCGCCCTTTACTGCTTGCTATCGCAGCAGGAATACAGCCTATCAATGCACACAAAATCAGCAATTCCATATCCCTATCCCCATTAAAAGTTTTCAGACAAATCCTAAAGGGGATCTGATATAAAGGGAAGTAAATCTACCACTCTATGAAATAGGTATCGTCCTCTATCGACTAAGCTCTTCCCTGGTAAATGTGATCAAGCCTTTGTTGTAATCCAGATTATGTATACAGGTTTTTAAGTCATGGCTAATCATGTCATTCTTCCTTATCAAGTCTACCGGCTCAGACTCATCAAACATCTTCATAAGGGCTGAGGAAGTATCATTAACACAATTGAGCTGTTGCTTAGCATAAAAGGCATTATGGAACGTTAGTCCCATCATAGAAGTCGGAATATAAACTCCTGTAACTACAGTTATGAACATCAGAACTAATCTTAGTTTAATCGGTATCATCTCTTCCTCTCTATAAGAGAGAACGGTCACAATACTGATAAATTTAGCGAGATTACAATTATTTACGTTATGGAAGGCTATGTGCCAGAAACATGCCGAAGCGACCCCGTTCAAGGACCGAAATGTGCATAGCAATGCTGAATTTTAACCTTAAACTGACGATAACTGGCTTCAGATTCAACCTCAGGAACATATGGCTATGGATAAACTCTCCCGGTTATTTGAAAAATCCCAAGATGTTCAGTCGCTTTATAAGCGAACTACTGACGCTCAACTCAACTTTATCGCTACAAGATGCAATCGAGACGAAGTTGCGGCTATCCACATCAGGCTGAAGCAATTTCGCTCTGAACTAGCAGCTTGCCCGGATTGGGACGGTGACACTCAAGACCAGATATGGGATGCGATCGAGACATATAAACGTCTACTTGTGCAGATTGATTTGCTAGAGAAGCCATAAACAGAGCTTATTCTCACTGAATAATTAAGGCTGACTGCCGATACCAAAGGCATATAACTAAAGGAGAATTTTCAATGGAAAAGCCCAACCCCCTCGCAGCACTTTCCTTAATCATCTGGTTTTTGATGTTTATACCCTGCTTTCGCATGGCTCAGAAAGCCGGTTTTGGATGGAAGATGGCGTTACTGCTCTCCTGTCCGGGCATACATTTCGTCATGCTCTACGTCTTCGCTTACAAAAAGTGGCCACTTCTTCCACGCGCTTGATGGAACACAAACTAATTTAACTGGAATTTAAAGTAATGAAAAGATTAACGCTAGCTTTAGCTTTTGTTTCAATGATGTTCACTACTTTGACTGTTATTGGTGCAGAAACAAGTACTGATAAAGTTGGTGCTTCAGGTAAATGCCTTGGCTACTTATCTATGTTTAATGAGGAAGATGTCAAGGCAAAACCAACCCGAACTAGAGCGCTTCTTGATTTATACAAGTCATCTTTCGCTGAGGCCATACAGACATCTTCAATCAGAAAAGCAATCGACAGTGGTTTTTTCGCCAAATCTGGCGCTGACTTAAATAAAGATTTTTACGCAGGCTTTATACTCGCTGGTATTTTTGATGAAAGCACAAAAAAGATTAAAGATGCAGTACCGAATAATGAAATGTCAACACTGTCTTTTGCGGAGCTAAAACAGAGATGGGGCGAAGAGGCAGTTAAGGCTTATGCCTCAGAAAATTGTGACCTAATTAAATAACAAAATCTACTGAAGACTAGGTTATACAAATTGCAATCAGTCTAATTTACGAATAATTCGTATTTGTCATTTGTAAAAAATGGCTCTTTCCTCATCACTGTCATCACTGTGATTTTCATCCACGGTTTACCATGCTTTCTCGTCAACTCAACACCACATGGTAAATTGATTTTTGTTTTGATGCATTTCAACACGAAGGTATCATTTGAGGAATAGCCAGACACAGCTTTAGCATGAGAAGTTTTGAACTTAGCAAAGATATCTTCGAGTTCTCGAAGAGTTATTGCAGGGTTGTTCCTTGGGTCATTCACTCTATCGAAAGAGAAGTGTCCCGAAAACGTCATTTCCATGCACTCGGTCTCAAGGCTATCATTCAATATCGCCTCAAGATCATCCAAACCTTGACGCGTTATTGTCATAAATAGTCTGCCGTTACACGCTCTAACTTCAGATTTAACTCTTCGTCAGAGTAAGCATTCACTGTCCCAATGTGCTTACTTTCGGCAATGGTACCGACACGCACATCGAATTCTTGGTTATCAAAACTGTCAACAATCACACACTTATCACTTTCTTTAAAAAAGAAAGAGGCATAGTTCTGCTTAACCTGCATGTTAAATTTTGTCATGATTGTTCTCCTTAGCCGAGACTATTGGAGTCTGCTTTAGATTGAATAGTAGCTGAAACGACAGCCCATGGTTTCACATTTTAGTGCAAAAACTGCTCATTTTTTGGATTTTTGCTGTCGAAAAACTGATTGCATCAACTCATGGCACTTTCTGTGTCGCTCAAGAAAACCACAAAACATACTAACTGAGCAACACCCTTTTGCCATTATATCGGCAATTTTCAGCCTAACCTTAGCCTCATTTTCACTCAGTAAACCTTAAACCCGAGTGAAATCGCCAATCCAATCGCCTCCAACAGTGGGTCAATCCTCCGTACATATGCAGGCCCAATGAAAGGCCGCGGCGGTATGCTTGCAGTGCCAACCTCCTGCCAGAGCCCGATTTCACTTTTGGTCCCAACGATGGCTGCCAGACCCACAATCTCACTTTGGATGGATTCTCTTAGCTCACCTGAACGCAGCAGCGGCTCGTCTTCGCTGTACCCCTGACGTACTCGGTCGGCTTTAGTGGATTCGGCCAGCGGTGCCCAAGGCTTAAAGGGCCCGTAAGCGGGTTGGTACACGCCGATTTCTTCCTTCGCGGTTTCCTCGATCTCTTTAACGATGACGCGGAAACCTGCCTCCAGTCCGGTGGCGATACTGGCTGAGGCAGATGACATCTCTCGCGCAAACTGTTCAAGGTCTATCACTTACCCTCCTCCCACCTTCGTGTGTACCAGTTGTAGGTACCACCCTCGAGCTCGCCAATGACAACACCCATGGCAATGCGCTCATGGGGCATCAACTCTGTCAGGTCAGGGAAAATCACGCTGAACGGAACCCCGGCTTTCATCAGCCAGCACTGGTTTATAAACCCGGGGTTCTGCGCTAGTTTTTTGCGGCGGTCTCCGTGGCCTCATCTTCGTCGTCTTTCGACCTGGCACGAAGAAAGGCGCTCACCGCTTTAAGCCCGTTTTTGCCCAGGATAGCGAGCATACTTTCAATCTGCTTCGGGTTCTGCGGTAACGGATATTCCTCACCGTCGATGCCAGCTACGGCGGCAGCCGGGAAAGCATACATGTTCATGTACATCACGTTGATGGCCATTTCCGGGCCCACCGCAACCGTCAGCCGGGATTCCTGCACCGGGTCCAGCTCCCGCAGGGTAATGATGCGCCCCATGGAATCCCGAACCTGATTGACTGTCACTGCTGATTCCGCCACTTCGGGCGGCGTCTCATGCACTCTGACCTGCACCATTGTTTATTCCTCAGTTCACTTTTTTGCGGCGGTTCGCCGTCCATGATAGGGTCTGATTCACCGTCTTCTCACCCTGCTTGTTGCCGGCATCGGTGAGGTGAAACGACACACCCTCGTAGCGGTACACGCTGACTGTACCGTTGGCTTCGGTGATGGTTTCGGTAATGGTGCCGCGGGGCTGATCGATACCGTTGTAGTAGTTGTCTTCCCACTTCGCCCAGAAGTCATCAAGCGTGGCATCCATGCGTTCTGCAGCGATGGTGCCATTCCAGCCAACGGGGATCTGCAGTTCGTCGGTAATGCCATTAAGCGGCGTGATTTTATGAGTCGAGACCTGCGGCTTTGAGTCAAAGCTCATGATTTTGGGAATGCGCAGTTTTCCCGTGGGCGTATTGATATCGACGGCAATATCACGCCCGACGGTATAGCCAAGGGTTGGCATGGTTTATCTCCGGGGTTGATAGAGAAACGGAATTCAGCGCGACAGGCCGTCTGAGACGGAGATGGACACACTTCCGCCTCCTTCCAGATTTACCAGGAAGTAGCGGACCACATTCAGGTATTTCACCTGCACATCAGCAGTCATGTAGCCCATTGCGACGCGCGCATCCGGGTTATTGGCTGCATCGAGGCGCACCGCAAAGGCTGGACCGCCATTCGGGTCGCCAATCATCTTCAGCGTCTCCAGATTCGACAGGAAAGACTCCAGGGTGCTTTTGGTCTCCCGGCGCAGGTCCGTGGTCTGATTTTCACCCACCACGCTGCCGAAGCTCGCCGCAATGGTCAGCGACAGAAAATTGGTCATGCGGCTATAGGTGTCGTCGTTCTGGGTCGGATTCGATGAGGTGTTACGCCCGGAGCGCATGCCGAAGTAACTGCCGCCCGGACAGGGATTAGTGATGACATCAAGGCGCGCTGAGTGGATGGCCCCGATTTCCGCCGTTGAGTATGTCCGCCCTTCCAGTTGCCGCTGGGTGGCAATGATGCCTGGAATGCGTTTATTCAGCGTGGAGATATGAGGTGATCGGGCGACAATATTCGCAGCCTCAAATGTTGCGGGCGCAATCATGCGGTTAATGCCGTTTGCAGCATCCTTCCAGAATGGCCAGTCACCGACAATCAGCTTGAGGTGCCAGTCATCCACACCCGACCTGTTGAGTGCTTCAGACACCGAATTATAGCCTGTTGAGGCCTGGCCCTGCGCGATGATAAATGCACCCTCCGAGCGTGCAAACGCTGCCATAGCAGGCCAGCATTTATAGTCAGTCACGTCTATCAGATTGATAACCTGTGAGTTAGTGCCTCGCAAAGCGAACATTCCTGTGCGTGGGGAGTCTGTACCGTCGGTGCCCAGAAGCGTTGCATCTGAAACAGCGTCTGACTTCGCTTTGTTGTCGCTGCTGTTTTGTGTCGGCTCAATGCCATCGGTCCCGCCTTTAAGTACGCATGGCATGATGTCATCGGTCTTTTTATCCCCGTCAGGACTCTTAGTATCTGTTACTGATTCTGCGCCTGCCGTCATCGTCTCCAGCGAAGCTCTTACAAGCTGGCTCGGTCCCCGGATATTCATTTGTCCGTGATTCACCGCGTGAGCCATAGCCTTCCAGAGGGCGTCACCCTCGCCCGTAAGGTTATCGAAGACCTCAGCACTCACGCCCGGAAGGCTGAGAGTCAGTTTTTTCGAATTAACCGCCGTTCCGCTGCCAATGCCTGCGGCAATCTGATTCCCCCGCGTCCCGCTGTAGAGTGCCGTCAGCAGCAGGGCCTCCTTAGAACCCTTTTTACACAGTCGTCCACTGGCTGCCTTATCCTGACCGTTTGTCACCCGAACACAGTTCAGATTTGAAGCACCCAGTTGTAGTGAAATAGCAGCAGCCGTGGCCAGGTCATACTGCCGGGCTTTAGGGGTGCCCAGAAAAAATGCCATATCGTTATCAGATGTTATACGAAAGGCACTGTTAACCGGCCCCCAGTCTGCTACTCCCACCAGCCCCAGTCCGTCGGTGGGCACGCCGTTAATATAACGTGCCCGGGGCGGGACAACCTGAACATACAGGTCGGGAGCGGTAAGTGCTGACGTGCTGAGGTCGCCGGTTGAATAAATCGGCATGAGAGAGACTCCGGATGAGTAAGCGAATGCTGAAAAAGCAGGTTTATAGTGTTGTCTGATGCCCGTTCAGGGTGACAACCGTTCTGATGACCTCAGGTGCGGTGATGGTCTGCGTAGTGGCGTAATTCACGCTGAAAATCAGGTCGCGCCGGTAGACATGCCAGTTCTCTGACCTGTCCGTATCGAACTGCCGGACATAAAACAGCTGCGCGGGTGCCCCGTCGTCAAGGTCGATTTGACACTGTTCTGCGAGCGCCGTATCAATGGCACTGCCGATGCGGTCCCGGAGGACGGGTGCGGGTGCCCATACAGTAACCTGGAAATCTTTTATCTGCCTGTGCAGCTCTTTCACAGCCGTGCCGGCGGTAGTGACGTAAACACTGAGATGCTCAGCCACCAGAATGCAGATACTGCTGAGCACAGTGAATGATCTCGGGAGTGATGCAGAAAGCGCAGAAAGCGCCTGCTTAGCTGTGGTTCCTGCCTGGAAATGAAAGGTAAACGCTTTACCGTTAAGGCTTACCCGCACATTAGTCAGCGCGGACGCCACCCCGGAAACGCTGATGAAACTGCCGTTCACTGTGAACTGCAGCGTGGGTTGACCTTTTGCAATGACACGGCAGGGCCTGCCCAGCGCAGTGCTGATTTTACGTTCAGTTGGCAGCGGCCAGACGGTGATGTGCACACTGCCGTTATCGATATCCTGCTGCAATGTTCCCGGAACCGGCCAGCCTGGGTAGATTTTCACTGGTGCATTGACGATGCCGGGTAGCTGCCTGCCGCCAGGATAGACCACCTCTGCTATCCGACCCGCCAGGAAGCGGGCTACATCATCGCTACTGGCCATGTTAAAACGTCACCTTGAATGCCGTCAGCCGCCAGCCCATATCTGTCAGCTCCGTGCCACTGATGACATAACGATGTCCGGACTCATCCGTCACAAAATCCCCGGCATGGAGAGACACGCCTCTGAATGCAGGCATCAGCAAGCTCTGCCAGGCGCTGTGCGTCTCAGCCGGTAACCTGTTCGGGCTGCGCTCACCTGTGCGGCTCAGCAGAATACTGGCCGGCCAGCCAGACATAATAAGCTTCTCATTCGCTGCCGTGGTGCCACCGTAATCCTGAAGCCCGGCATCATTACCCGCCTGAGCGGTACGCCGGATACTGACAAGCCGCTCAGCTTTGACACACAGAATAGGCTGTAAGAGCGGCATGGCGGCCACATAGAAGGTTCCCTCACCCGACACCAGCAAATCGCCCGCTTTAAACCCTTCAGCATTAAAGATGCCAATACGGGTGGCCTGTCCGAACCGGGCTGCCCGCATATAACCGTAATCGGTGACGAAGGAGGCAGATATCTGCCGCAATGGTTGTGCTTCAAGCGGATTGAAAGGTGATGTTGCCCGGTAATGTCGCGCTATACCTCCCAGGCGTTTCGCGGCCTTTCCGTTACCCTGATTGACCTTTGCGGCCAGCTGATGTGCGTCCATGTCAGCACCGGGTCACAACTGATGTACCGTTGCCCAGCGACGGACCCGGCGGAATGCCCAGCAGCCCGCACAGCTGACGCCGCCACTGATTATAGAGACGTGTGCGGTCTGACACTTCTGACCGGTTGCGCTGCCAGACTGCAGCTTTATCTGTATCGAGATTATCTGCTGAACGAGTAATGCCTCGCTCAAGCTCAGCCAGAGTAATGAGGTAACCCGCAACAATGGCTTCCTCTTCAGGACGCAGCGTATTCAGGCGGTGCGTCAGGGTCTGAAAACGTCCTGAAGTAACCTGCGCGTAAGCACTGTCAGAGCGATCATCTGGCACTGTGTCACCCAATAATGAATAGCCCATATACCGGCGAGCTTCAGCGGCTTGTTGAAAGGTCAGCATGAATGGCTCCACGGAAAGTGTTATTTCGGAATCAGATTTTACCCATCAGCACCGCGGTATGTTCAGGTTTGATGTTCTGACAGCCCCATGCCGCGGCGATTTCATAGCGCACACGGCGGTACTGTTTGTACATTGAGACTTCGAATGACATGTTGGTGCGCGGATCGGTGATCATGATGCGGTCATCCGCCATGTCCCCCTCTTCCGGCAGCGCGGGAGCGCGTGTGGCCAGGATGATGGCGGAGCGGCTGAATGCAAAGTTAGCGGTAAATTTACTGAGCACCTTCAGCTCAGAGCCTTTAGTCAGTTTCTCACTCAGACCCGGAGCCAGGATAGTAATGCTGGTGCCAGCCTGAACACGATTGACGATGTACTTGTGGCTGCCCGCAATGATTACATCCCCAGACATAACGGCTTTTTCTGTCGCCTTCACGTTAAGGATGTTCTCACCGGGTTTGTGATCAGACTCAAGGATAAGCTTTTCACCCGGTACACTCTCTGATGAATGCAGTGCCACACCCGCCGACTCACGCAGGGTAAAGCCATGTAGCTCAAGAAGCGTTCCCTGCGCACGCAGCGCTGTCGTACCCGCTTCATTGGCTTTGGTCAGCTGTGCCATCGTACGTAATGCTGCACCAGCAGTCGTATTGATAACACACTGCAGATCGCTCAGCGGCGCGCCATTGTCAGTGAGGATTTTGCGCACCTGGGCCGTGTCGGTCAGGGTATCTGTGAACGGTGTTTTGTCCGCCTCACCCGCGGCACGGGACGCGCGGCGGAAAAGCTGGCCCAGATCAGCTTCAATCTCATTAACCAGTGTGCGCATCGCCTGAGTTACCTGGTCACGACGGATGCCGTGATAACCCGGACCGGATTTGATGCCCTTCTGCTGTTCGCCTTCCCAGCGGAACGGCACCATACGGGATTTCGTGATGGCCAGAGGCACATTACCAATATCCTGATCACCATCATCCGGCGGAAGCTGACCGGGTTTCACATCTTCAGCCTGTGAAGCAGGTGTCAGCGGAATGCGGATTGGCTGGTTCAGGGCTGCACGTTCAGCCGAAGCGTCCAGTGTGATGGACGGAATAAACCCGCAGAGTTCGCGGGACACGATGTCCAGCGACTGATACAGGTCGGGAATGAGTTGAGTCAGGGTATTAGCCATTCAGGGATATCCTGTTAATCGGTAATCTGTACACCCGCGCACGCTCTTTCGCTCTGCTCCTGAGGGCTGAGGGAATCAAACTGTTCGCGGGTAAGTATGTTGGGGTTGGTGATACCATTCCCCCCGACGGAACCGCCGCCTGATGCACCGGTGCCTTTGAGGATCTGGTCTTTATACGGGTAGTGCTCAACAAGAATGCTCAGTGCTTCATCGAAGCTGGCAGCTTCACCGGGTTTTACCGCACTGAAGATTTTGTTGCCTTCACGGTCGAACGCTGTGACGGCGTCACCGACCACCTGGAAGTTACTGCCAAACCGGGCCTCCACCAGGTCAGCCGGAATACTCATCTTTTCGGCGATGAATTTTGAACGGGCGAAACTCCCGCCAATTTTCTCCGCCGTAAGCTTCTGGCTCAGTTCGTCGCGTTCTTTGACGATCGGCGCATATTTCTCTTCCAGTGCACGAACGGCTTCCGTGCGGACCTTTTCGACTTCACCGGCATCCACCAGCGTTTTGTCTTCGAGGTTTTTAACAGTATCCAGCGCCGCCAGCGCCGCAGCCGGATCATCAATTCCTTCAAAGGTCTTAAGCAGTGTTTCCGCACTCTCTGCGCGCTCGCGGTGTGATTTCGCCTCACCATTCAGCCGTGAAATAGTCTGCAGCGTGCCGGGTGCATCAAACGCCACTTCTTTACCATCATCCTGCACGTATACAGGTTTGCTATCGTTTACGACCACCTGGCCGTTCTCATCGAGTTTCAGTTTCATAAGGTCATCCAACCGGGTAAGAGCCATCCGGCTCATGGCGCCATACTGCATCCGCAGCGTCTGGCAATAAAAAAGCCCATGCATATGCACGGGCCTTAAAACCATTAATCCGGCGCTGTCGTTGCCGGCCGTTCTGTCGCAGGAGGTAACATGGCCCGGATACGGGCCTGCTCGTCTGCCCAGCGGAGCTCACTGTTGATGAGGCCGCGGCGCTGTATCTCGTTAAACAGCGTCTCATCAGACAGCGCCCGGCTTCTATACATGCCTACCAAGAAATCGGTTGAGGCTTCTGCCAGCGTAGTGGCACCAAAGTCACTGAAAATAGTGACGTTCCCGCCATCGGGTTCCCCTGTCCATTCCGCCAGATATTGCAGTGCCAGCCGGGCTGCATCGGTTAGGTCACACACCATACGCTGCAGGGCACTGGTACTCGCCTCGTTATCGCTCAACGTCTGCACAACAGTACGGTGCCCGGGTTTAATCACCAGCAGCTCCGCTCCGATCTGACGCATCTTCTCTTCAAGGTCGATGATGTCTGTACGCCCGGCCTCGATGGCTTTGCCGCTGTGCTCAACGTAACGCAGGTCTGCCTCATCTTCTTCAGACATGATGGCCGATGCCGCACCTACCGAGATGGGACCGTCGCCCAGCTTCTTACCGAACAGCACCGGTACGCGGGCGACATGCAGGATGGTCTGCTGGTCACTGCGCGACTGCCAGTGTTCGACGTTGAGCCATGCGAGTTCCGCCAGCGGCGGCCGGCCATTCATAAAGCCACGCTTGTCGCCATAGACGGGGACGAAAGTGATTTTGTTAAGGCTGGTGGTGCCTTGGTCGTGCAGCTGCCACTCCAGTACCCCGCTCGTTTCATTGAGCTTTTCTCGATAAACACGCCAGCGGCCGGGATTCAGAACCCTGACCTGCTCAATGTTTTTCACAACAAACTCATTCTGCGGGTCACGCTCACTGACTGTCTCAACAAAGCGCAGCATGGTGAACGTTTCCTGTCCGTTAACCCGTTCGGAGTCATAATCCAGCAGGCTGGTGGCATTCACCCTAGCGAAATAAGGCCGCAATCCGCGCTGACGCTCTTCAGCCAGGGAGAGCTGTTTATCCGCAGGTGGATGCTCGACAAGGATGCCGCAGAGTCCGTAGGCCATCGCCTCTTCAAAGGTGTCAGCCAGAAAGGAATGCAGATTGGTGCCCTGCAGGTCAACATCCCCTAACATCTCCCTGATGCGTACAGGCACAGTTTCTTCATTCCAGGTCACCGGACGGGAAAAAGGTTTGCCGCTCAGTACCTCGACCGTACGGGAAAAAGCCGGAAACAGCGTCGCCACCGACAGCCGGTTCTGGTAAAACGCCTCTTCTTCACTGGGCCATTTCGGCAGATAGGTTTTGCCTGCCTGACGCATTGCCGCCGTGCCGCCCAGCAGGGCGCTGATCATCGGCCAGCAGCCTGCCATCGACTCGATTTTTGGCGATCGCTTGCGGACGTCGTTGCTCATAATGATTTTCTGTCAGGCAGAGAATGGACGGACTGTTGTGCCTTTCGGCTGGAACAGTTCGGTGATGGCCCAGACCAGCGCATCTAGGCGATCCGGTGATTTCTTCGCGGTGGCTGGCACGTATTCCAGCAGCTGGTTCTCCAGCGGGTAAAGGTTGCCGCGGTGCGCCACCCGGCCCTGTTCATACAGCGCTGAGATGGGTTCTGCGCGAGCAAATTTGCCCTTACTGGCATGCACACGAATGATGCGACTGCGGAAGCCTGCATTACGCAGCGTATCCTCCGCCATGTCACCGCCCTGATTGGTTTCAATGACAATGGCTTCAGCATGGTGCTCTTCATACGCCTGTATGGCCCGCTTAGCCCAGCCGTTCGGCGAGTACTTCCCGGAGTAATCTGCATCAGCGGAGAACAGCCGGTCATTACCACGTCCGTAACTGCTCGCCACAACAATACCGGTTTCGTCACTCTCTTCGCTGTTGGTGGCCTGCGGGTCAATGGCGACAACCGTTCGCGACGGCTGAAGGGTAATATCCAGCGCACGTGCACCAGACACCATGGCTTCGGTCCACAGCGCGCCTTCGGCATTGAACCGCCGGGGGCGCTGCATGTACTGGGCTTCAGCGGTGCGCCGGTGTGAAAACAGAGAAACACGATGCGACTCGTTGTGCTTGTATGGCCACAGCCAGCCGTCAGGCAGACCATGTTCGATGGGGATTGCGTGCGAGTTTTCCGGGTACAGCGCTGAATACTGATGGCTGTTATCAATCAGCACCGGCAGATTCAGGTGATGCCACTGTTCGCCACTGCCACCGCGAAGCAGGTAACCGCTCAAATCGTGGTAATGAATGCGCTGCATGATGACCACGATGGGCGTGGTTTCAATGGCAAGTCGTGAGCGAATGGTTTCATTGAAGCGGGTGTTGACCCCGTCACGAATAACTTCACTGTAGGCATCGTCGGGTTTTACTGCATCGTCCAGTATCAGACAGTTATGGACTAGCACCTTACCATTCGAAAGAATAAAATTATGATTGGACCTAACTGATAAGCAATAGGTTTTACTAACATGACCGACTCTGCGAATGAACAATGGGCTCCTGCCAATGGATATGAGGGGATTTACGAAGTCAGCACTTATGGTCGCGTCCGCAGCCTGGACAGGCTGATAGTTTCCGTCACCGGTCAGAAGTACATGCTTCCAGGAGTTATGCTTAAACTTCAACTCGACAAAAGGGGATACTATTGGGTGAGTTTTTCCCTTCACAGTAGAATCAAACGCAAGTACGTTCATCAACTCGTTCTTGACACCTTCGTACGCCCAAAAAGACCTGGAGAGGAAGGTCGCCACCTTAATGGCTGCCCGACCGATAACAGACTTAATAATCTTGCCTGGGGTACTAAAGCTGAGAACATCGCGGATGCAAAAGCTCATGGAACCTTTCCGGTTCTTGAGCGACGCCCGGGAGCCAAGCTTACTCGGGCTCAGGTACGTGCAATCTTTACAAGCAACGAATCTTCTTCTGTTCTTGCACGCCAAAACGGAGTTGGGATAGGGGTAGTCAGACAAATCAAACTTCGAGAAACCTGGGCAGCCGTCACTGAGGGGCTGACTCCCGGCAGATACAAGCGTCGAGGAACATGGTTCGGTCTGATTGGTGATGAGGCACTTTTCGACAACACCCGGCCAAGAGTTGAAACGGCCAAATTGCTCGGAGTGACCGTCATTCAATTGAAAAATATGCGGCGAACACGCCGGAAGCAGATCGCGGCTGGTAAGTAAATCGGCACGAACATACCCCCTGTTTGTATAGATGCGATGATCTGGAGTGCATTTGAAAACAGTACCATCGGATAAACCCACTTCAACTATCTCGTTAGCTGGATTTGCCCACCAGCCAACGATTGGTTGCAACTCAACATTGCCTGTTTCAACGTTGCATGACCAAATGTTGACATCAGATCGAGACTCAACAAGTTCTTCGATCCGTCGGGGTCCGCGTTCTGTTTCAATAAGCGTTCCGGCAGGAAAACAGCCCTGCCAGCCCGGCTCCATGTGTCCGGCACGGAAGCCGGTGACCTGCCCTGCAGCGGATGAGGCATAGACCCCGCCGCCGTATTCGGTCCACCACATGGCTTTACTGTCGGCATCATCGCGCAGCGCCATCGGCCACATGGCCTGAAAAGCGGCAGACTTCACGATGCTGCGCGTGGTTGACGAGTTCAGTAAGGCCAGGTTGTGGGAATAGGACAGGTGCATGAAGCGGGCGCGGCGGTTCAGCGCCAGCCCGCGGCCCATCATGTTGATGGTGGCCAGTTCCGTCTTGGTGTAGCCCGGGGGCACATTGATGATCAGTCGCCGGATATCGCCATCAATCACCCGGTCAAGCGTCTTCTGAATAACCTGATGATGTGGCGCGACAATCATCTTGCTGCCGGTGCGCTGCTTAAAGAAGTAGCGGGTAAAATAGAGCCCGTCCTCTTCACACTCTATACGGCGTGCAGCGGTTTTAAAGTCAGCAGTCGTCATACTCCAGCATTTCCCGGCGCGCCTGCCGGTATTCCTCGCGTGAAAGCAGCGCAACCTCAAGCGGGCCGCCGTCTTTGCCTGTCAGTGATGTCGTAGCCTGCTCGCGGAATGCCTGCACAGTAATGTGTTTGCCTAGCAGCTCCAGGTTTCTGACTTTGTCTGGCCACTTAATCTTTTTGAGGATGTTTTCCGTGGTGGTTTCGTCGAAGTTAGTAATCGTGGTAAGGATGTCTAGCCCACTCACAGTAGTGCGCCATACTTTTGGCCATTCGTTAACCATCTTCAGGCGACCGTCATCGTTAATGATATCGAGCACGTCCATTTCGTCTATATCAACCAGACGGTGCAGGACGTAATCTGCGTTGACCTCTAGCCTTTCGTTGCGCTGTGATTTAAGGTCAATGATGCGTTGCGCAATGTCTGGTTTTGTTAGGTTTTCACTGCCAATCTTACGGGCGGTGTTATCGCTATACCCCGCCCGAATGGCCGCTTGCGTGGCGTTCAAATCGATGAGGTACTCGCGACAGAACATTTCTTGTTTGTCGGTGAGCGCCATATTTACTCCAATAAAAAACCGCCCGTAGGCGGTCTATTAATTTTTGTAGTTTTTGCGATGTTCTTTGCATACATCAATAACTGTCGAGATCGACTTGCCGGGGTATGGTGAAATCCTAACCTCAGTCGGGAAGCCGCGATTTTTCGGAGGCATTAAATGATCGATAGAGATGTTATCTAATTTGGTCCATACGGGGATGCTCAGCCCATCTTTCTGGATGCGAGCATCAATGTATGCCATGGCAAAAACCAATTCGCCCGTTTCGTCCTCAATGATCTCGTACCTGAAAAAATCATCATCATCGTTGTTGATATAGATAGTTTTAGCAACTGTATAGCACGTCATCACAACCTCCTTTTCATAAATGGAGGTCACACATTAGCTCTAAGAATATTCTTAGTGAAGAGAAATTTATAGTTCCAGCTTCACATCGTGGCTAACCGTTATCCCTTGCCTGAGAGATTCATCATCAGGCGCACTCGCAAATGCGCCTTGTGATGCTCACTTATTGGCTATGAGGTTTCCAGGATATGATGCCAACTCTGAAAGATGCTCTTTCATTAGACAAAACCACTCTCCATGCGCTCTGAACCCACCATACTTCTGGTGCAATTCAGTTTCCAAATCCCTCTGCGCCGGTATCTTTGCGATCATCTTCAGAGATGATCCGCTCATCCGAGAAATTTCACTCACTCGCTTGTCAACACGAGTACTGAATCCGATTTTCGTAAGGCCACTATCTTCCGCATGCAAAACATAAACATGGGGCTTACCATCCGCCCTCTGCTTATTTATAGACATCATGTCATGCATAAATCCGTGCCTAAGTAAGGCATCAAAGAAATGGGAATTAACACAGCCCGCCGCTTTCAGCTCATCGCCCATCTTCTGAATTTCAGCTAGAACTTCCATCTCACCGGCCTGAGTTCGTAAATACTCCGAATAAAGACGACCAATTCTTGATGCTCTCTCAATAAAGTTATTCATCGCGATTACCTTTTAGTGAATAAGCCTCGTTGCCCAGATAACCGCCCACAGAGAAGCCGCCGCTTATAACGGTTATCTCCGAAGCTGATTCCTGAAAGGCTCTGTGTTGTGTAAAGCGCCGGGCATGGCGCGCGTGATTTTAACTGAGGACAAAAAAAGCCCCGCTTATGCGAGGCTCCGTTACTTCAGGCATTGCTCTCTGATGTACTGCTGCAAACCGACTATCTGCTTTCCGGCAACTTCGATTCGCTCTCTGAGGGTGTAATAATCCCGCTAAGCGGCATCAGTAAGTCGGGCGCTGGCTGTATCATCCATACAGGGGGTACCGGTTGTGGATTGCTTCCCACAGTTGGCGTTGAGCTGCAATCGGCGCCTGCCAGAAGCAACATCATGCAGCCGATCGCTAGTCGATTTTATTCAACTATCGCCACTGTAATGAAGCGAACAAACAAATGCGTCTTTTGGAGCTTACTTGATAGTCGCGGAAAATCACTTTTTGCTGAACTCAACACTGGCTGTGGTGCAATCCAGCATGGCAAAGTATTCGTCGGTTGCTGACTGACCGCTACGCTGAATGAAAGGTACTAACCAGATATCGTTCCCAAATGTCATCTGGTCATAGTCGATCAGAATTCCGTTCTTTTCAGCTGCGTCCTGAACGTCAGCGAAATTTTTCCACTCTGCCTGAGCTCCGGTTTTAGCCCTTATCACTTTAGCTATGATTATCTGATTATCATAGTGCCGACAGGCTTCAGCCTGTGCAGCATCAACTTTTGAAGGCCTCCTTGATACTATTAAAAGAATCATTACAGCCAGTGCGAGTACTGCCAGAGCTGTAATGATGATAGCTAGAATTTTAACAAACCGTTTCATGTGATCCTCATCCATAAAGCTCAGGGTCAGGATCTTACCCGATGAGCCATGTGCTGATCACGCTGCTTTGCCTTACAGCAACCGGAGTATGTTCACTTTTGCCGTTCCCGTTCGATTTGCCGGATGGCGGCCTTGTCACGGTTACACTGTTCAACAACGCTAAGCAATCGTTCATTTAACTCCAGACTCTCTCCCCAGGTAAGCGGCTCTGGAATAGGCGGCACTTCGCAGTCAGCCAGCAGACTTACCGGTATCGGCACTGGCGGAACCGGAACGTAATGTGTCTCTGTGCGCGCGCAGCTGGTCAGCAGCATGATGAGGAACAGGTTCAGAGGCACAGCTGTTACTTTTGACCAGCTTCCGGATAACCACCATCCTGCGTTCGCTTTCTGCATTACTGGCCTGATTATCATTGTGCGTTGCCCGGGCGATGTCGTTGAAGAGTGCTGTAGCCTTCAGGACGTTAATCGTCATCACCTCAGCTGAGGTCTTTTCCTGCGCCAGTTGCCTGTTCTGTCTGTTGAGCCGGGCATTAGAAATGGACTGAAGCTTAATCGTGACACCCAGTCCTGTAGCCAGGACAAGCAGCAGCCCTATCACAACGGCATCCCACTTAATTCTGTTTAAGGTCATCGCCGTTCTCCGCCAGACATAGTGCACGCTCAGTTTCGCGGCGGTTCATCAGCCCTTTCCATTTCCTGCCACCCGCAAAGACCCAGCGGCGCAGTTCATTGCACGCGCCTGTTTTATCGCCTGCGTTAAGTTTTTTCAGAAGCGAAGACCGGAAAAAAGCGTCAGTACCGGTGTTATAGGCAAAGCTGTAGAGTGCGGCGCGCTGGTAATCGCTGAGGGGGACCATGACAAGACTGTCAACGACGGCCTGAACGGGTTTCAGGTCTGCGCGCAGCAGACTGTCGCATTCCTGGTCGGTATAGGTTTTGTTACTGACAATATCGGGGCCGGTGTGACCATCACACACGGTGAGCACACCGGCAACATCCCGATACGCAACGTAGCGGCGCCCTTCCAGACCATCCGGACCGCCCAGCAGCGTAATGGCCAGAGTCAGGGCACCCGCACCGGCGGCAGCCAGAAGTCTGTTACGCAGTGCGGCGGAGATAGCCATGATTCAGCGCAGTTCTTCCTGGCAGGCGCAGCGCAGTGCCCTGATTTCTGCCAGCGTCGCCTTGCGCCGGTAATACCAGTTAATAATGCAGGTTATGGTCGCAAGGCTGATACCGGCCAGAACGCCGACGGCGCTCCATTCTTCTGGGCTGAAAAAGGTCAGTGCACCATGGACAACTTCGCCCGCGGATACGCCGTAAGCGATGCCGGTTGTGAGTTTGCTCATCTTGGTTTGCCGCGCAGAGTATGGAGGAATGAAACCTGAGCTGGAGGGTGAACGGGGTGCAGTGACGGCACATCCGGCCATAAAAAAAGCCCTGACAAAGATGACAGGGCTGAATAAAAAATCTCTCGAGGGTCATTTACCCATCGTTGAAGCCAAAATAACACAAAAAATGGGAAAGTAAATAGTTTACGATAACATCGCTATATAAATTATCGCTCGCTATTTAGTAATGCGCGATAACGCCTTCTCTGCCCAGGATTCTTCCCGGTGCAACTCGGCAATCAGAAACTCGTGCAGCTGCTTCACACTTTTGTGCCAAGTATCCAGCGTAATGGCGTCCGTGACCTGACACACTGCCCGGTAGACGACAGCAGACGTGATACGCTCAATGCCCCGCCCGGAACACCGCTTACAGGGCTGATACACCGGCACGCCCTGAAAGCGTGTCATCATGCGGTTAACCGATACCCCGCGCCCTTTGCAGTCTTTGCAGGCAGCGCGCACGACACCTTTCCCTCCGCATTTGCTGCAGCATTTTCCATTGCGCAGGCCAGAGCCGTGACAGGCATGGCAGGATGATTCAGTATCCGGGCTGCGCGCATAATCGAGAAAGGCGTAACCCGCGATAACCGTGATGATGGCCTGGCGCTCCTTCTCAGGCAGTTTATTGAGTGCCGGATACTGAGCTGACACCCTCAGACCAATAGTTGTCAGCAGGCGTATGGCGCGGTCTCTGTCAGCATGACTGAGCTGCATTTTTCCAAAAAAGGCAGCATAACCAAGTGGAGCGCGTTTCTGCGTCATTCCCAGGGCCGCCATCACATCGCTCCCGGTCATGTCATCAGGTGAACGGGAGGACTGGCGTGTGAAAGGCGAAACGGAGCGCGGACTGTGATACTTAACAACACTTTCAAGTTTCATGGTAGTGACTCTGTGCCGGTAAGAACGTTACCGGCACTATGAGTCGGTCAGGATTCATTTTTCTGAATGACGGCAGGCACGATTTGCAGAGTGAAAAATGAATTTCTGAATATATTTTTCTTTGGGCACTTCATGCCGACCCTTTTGCGTCACCCGGCACCAGAGTTCAATCATCGCTTCACCGGAATGGTGACGGGGGCTTGCGCCTTTCTTCCAGCCGATTAGCGTGGAAGCAACCACATCCAGTTCGTCCGCGATATCCTGCAGTGAGTAACCGGCACGACTCAGGTCAGTGAGTATCCGGAACCAGTCGTATTTATGTATATTGATGACAGGCAC